CAGGCCTCGGGCGAGCTGATCCTGTCGGCGCTTCCGAAGGTCTATGACACGCCCCGCGTCGTGCGCGTGCTTGGCGTCGATGGCCGCGAGAAGCAGGTTCAGCTGTATCAGGAAGACCAGAACGGCAACAAGCTCAACGACCTGTCGGCTGGCAAGTATGACGTGACCATCTCGGTTGGCGCGTCGTTCGACACGCAGCGCATGGAGTTCGTGGACGCGATTCAGGCCATGTCGCAGGGCAATCCGATGGTGGCTGCGGCCACAGGCGACCTTGTGATGAAGGCGATGGACTTCCACGGATCCGATGAGGCTGCCGAGCGCCTGAAGCTGTTGTTGCCTCCGCAGATTCAGCAGGCCATGGCAAGCGGCGACAACATGCCGCCTGAGGCGATTGCGGCCATGCAGCAGGCCCAGCAGGCGATGCAGGCCTCCCAGCAGCAGATGGCACAGGCCCAACAGATGTTGGGCGAGCTTCAGCAGGAGAAGGCCGACACCGAAGCCGAGAAGGCGAAGGTTGACGCGGCCAAGAAAGAGATCGCAGCCGAGATCAAGGTTGCAGAGGCCGAGCTTGCTGCCAAGCGGGCAGAGCTTGAAGCCGCGATTGCAAAGTTTGAGGCAAGGATTGCCATTAGCCCCATGGACGGGGCGACTTATCCGCCCAACTGAGGGCGCACACCGCACCAGCCGGTAGCTGGGCCTATTCGTCAAGGATGACGCATGAGTGATGTTGAGAACGCCCTGGCGGGCGCTATTGCCGCGCCTGAGGAAGCCCCTGTTGTCCAACAGGAAGCGCCTCAGGAACAAGCCCCGGAATCGGCATCCGAGGAAGAGGCGCAACAGGAGGAACAAGCCCGCGATGAAAAGGGCCGATTCGTCCAGAAGCGCATTAACGAGCTGACCCGTCGTTACCACGACGAAGCGCGCGCACGTCAATCGCTGGAAAGTGAGCTTAACCAGCTACGTGAGCAGTTCGCGCGCAGCAACCAGCCGATGCCTCCCGACCCGAACGATGACCCGCAGGGGTACATCGCGCACCTTGCCCGTGAAGAAGCGCGGGCGCTGATTGACTCGGAACGGCGGGCGTTTGCAGAGCAGCAGGAGCAGGCACGTCTTGCCTCCATCGCACAGAGCTACGCAACCCGCGAGGAATCGTACAAGGAGCGGTTCCCCGACTATGACGAAGCGGTTGAGTCGCTGGTCAGTGTGGTGGGGCCGAACCGCGCCCTTGGCGAAGTCCTGATGTTGTCCGAGCAGGGGCCGGCAGTGGCCTATTACCTCGGCCAGCACTTGGACGAGGCGGTAAGCATCGCCCGTCTGCCTCCGCACCTTGCGGCGGCGGCTGTTGCTAGGCTTGAGGCCAAGGTCAGCCAAGTCAAGCCAAAACCCGTCACGTCTGCACCTGCCCCGGCTCCGAAGCTGGCGGGCGCGTCTGTTGCCCCGAAGGGGGCGCATGACGGCCTGTCCATCGAGGACTGGATGCGGGAACGCAATTCTCAAAATCGCTAATCGGCATGGAGGCCGATCATCATGGCAAATAGCCTGCTTACCCCTACCGCAGTGACCCGCGAGGCGCTGCGAATCCTGCACCAGAAGCTGAACTTCGTTGGCAACATCACCCGCGACTATGACGACTCGTTCGCCAAGTCCGGCGCGAAGATCGGTGACTCCCTGAAGATTCGCCAGCCGAATCAGTACACCGTCCGTTCTGGTGCCACCCTGTCGGCGCAGGACACCACTGAGCAGAGCACCACGCTCCAGATTTCCAGCCAGAAGGGCGTGGACGTCAATTTCTCGTCTGCCGAACTGACCCTTTCTCTGGATGACTTCAGCAAGCGCATTCTCGATCCGGCGATGTCGGTTCTGGCGCCCAACATCGAGGCCGACGCCCTGAGCATGTACAAGGACGTCTACAACAGCGTCTGGAATGGCGGATCGGCTGCGACCTACAACAAGGCGCTGGATTGCCGCGTCAAGCTCCAGAACGCCCTTGCCCCGCCGTCCGACCGCACCATGCTGCTTGACCCGGCTGCGATGGCCGACGTCATCAAGGACATCAAGACCCTGTTCAATGACCAGGCGTCGATTGCTAAGCAGTTCCGCGAGGGCATGGTGGGCCGCGCCGCCGGCTTCGACTGGGGCGAGAACACCCTGCTGCCGTCGCACACCCGTGGCGCTGGCGACACCGCCTATGTGGTCAACACCTCGACCGGCATCACCAGCGGCACCGCGACCATCACGGTTGCGACCGGTACTGGCTCGATCCTGAAGGGCGACGTGTTCACCGTGGCGGGCGTGTACGAAGTCCACCAGGAGACCAAGGCGAACACTGGCCGCTTGCAGCAGTTCGTCTGCACCGCCGATTACGCTGGCGGCGCTGGCGCTGTGTCGGTGTCCCCGACCCCGATCACCTCGGGCGCGTTGCAGAACGTCGTAATCGTGTCGGCTGGTGCGGGCAAGGCCGTGACCATCTCCGGCACCGCCTCCACCGCTGTCCAGACCGGCCTTGCGTTCCAGAAGGGTGCCTTCGCCTTCGCCACCGCCGATCTGGTCATGCCGTCTGGCGTGGACTTCGCGGCCCGCGAAGTTTACGACGGTATCTCGATGCGCATCGTCCGCGCCTACGACATCAACAACGACAAGTTCCCCTGCCGTATTGACGTGCTGTATGGCTACAAGACCCTGCGTTCGCAGTTGGCTTGCCGCTACCACAATAACTAAGCAGTAACAGGGCTGGGCGGGGGATCACTCCCCCGCCCTTTTCTATGGGGGCGGAATGAAGGCAATTGAAATCATTGGCCGGGCACTCCGGTTGATTGGCGCGGCTGATGCCTCCGAAGCGATTGATGCGAACAGCGCACAGGACGCCTTGTCCACGCTGAACGTCATGCTGGCCGAGTGGAGCGAGGCGGACATTGGGCAGCCTGACGTTTCGCTTGGGCTTCAGTCCGACATCGACTCCATCGCGGATGCGGACGCCTACGCCTACCAGCTCGCCATGCGGATCGCGCCGGAGTACGGGCTTCCCATCTCAGGCGACATTGCGGCCATGGCAGAGCAGGCCATGAATCGGCTGCGTCTGCGCTACTTCACTCAGGGGGAAATCAGCCTCCTGGAGCTTCCTACGGCGACTGAGCCGTTCAATATTCTGGTGGGCTAATGGGCGCTTGGCGCGACTTCCCGATCCCTGACGGCTCCTACTCGGACGAGACTCGCCCGTTCTCCCAGCAGGACGTGGTGAACTACTTGCCGACACTGGCGGAGCGCGATGGCACGCGCTCGCCTGTCGTCCACAAGACCGCGCCTGGCCTCAAGACCTTCACCCGTATCGGCACTGGCCCGCACCGTGGCGCGCACAACTGCGAGGGCCGGCGCTTCATCGTGTCTGGTCGCAAGCTGTATCAGGTAGACAAGAATGGTGTTGCGACGGATCGCGGCACGATCCCCGGTACTGGCCGCGTCACGATGGCGCACAACCAGATTGCGAACGGCAATCAGGTTCTTATCGGCACCATCGACAACAGCTACCTATGGGATACCGTCGAGAACACGCTGGCCGCCACTGGCGTCGCGTTGCAGTCCGTGGACTTCCTGAATCAGCGGTTTCTCGGCGTTGACCAGCAGCGGCGATTCTGGCGGCACTCTGCGCTGGCCGATGGTGCATCGTGGTCTGACCTTGACGTGTATTCGTCGGAGTCGTCTCCGGATCGCATCGTCGCATTGAAGGTGCTTGACGGTCAGGTGTACGTGTTCAACGAGCGCACTATCGAAGTGTTCGTTGACCAGCCGACCGAAACGCAGGTTTTTCAGCGGACGGTGGTCATCCAGCGCGGGTGCATCTCAGGAGACACCATCGTTCGCATTGCCGGCACGCTGTTCTTCGTTGGCGACGACTACATCCCTTACAGGCTGGACGGGTACACGCCGGTTCCGATTGGCATGAAGCCCATCGTGGCCGACCTGTCCAAGACAGAGCCGCGCAAGCTGTTTGGGTTCGGCTGGGAGGATCGCGGCTACCTCGTTTATTACGTCACCGCACAAAACGGCCATACGTGGGGCTATGACGTGACCAATGGCCGATGGCATCGGCGCGAGTCCTATGGGCTTGACCGTTGGCGAATCAACACGCTGGTCAAGTTCGAGCAAGACTGGTACGCAGGCGACTACTCCAGCGGGCTGCTGTATCGGCTGGAATGGGGCTATGTGTACGAGGGCTGCGAGATCATGCCCCGCAAGCTGCGTACCGGCGTCCTGCACAACCAGGGCAACCGGGTGCGTATTCATGGCTTCCGCCTGTTTGCCGAGACTGGCGAAGATGAAAGCCCGCGATGCTTTCAGATTCTTGGGGATATTCCCGATGGCGAGGTGGGCGTCACTACAAGCGGCGCATATACTATTAGCGGCGGGGCTTCTCCCTATGGCCAAGTCAAGGTAATCGCCGGAAGCCTGCCGACTGGAGTCACGCTGGCAGCTAACGGAAGCTGGAGCGGGGCCTACGCAGCGGTCGGTGAGTTTACTTGGACAGTGCGCGTTCTGGACAAAGATGGAACTCCCGCAGTTCTAACGGATTCTGCATCTGTTGCGGACGGGACGCCAGTCCTGGACGGCACCTACAACGCGCGAGGCACATATGGGGCCGCAAATGAACAGACAACCAACATCATTCCGCGTGGCGAGTGGGCCTTCATTGTTGCAGATATAAATCTTGCAACCGGCGTAATCAACAGCTCCGTAAATGGCATCGCGTCAGCTCCGTACACATCGTCGGAGCGCGGACAGGTATCGTGCGATCTTGTGGTCGCAGGCATCGGCTACCCGATCAATGATTCAATTAGCTCGTGGCGAGGTCGATTGTGGGGAGTAGGTGTTGCAAATGGGGCGCTTACTAGCGCAGAACTGGCATACCTGTACAACGGCGGGAACGGTCGATCCTTCTCGGAAATATCGTCCAGCCTCAACGCAGACGCCGTATCTCTGTGGGCAAAGATCGTTTACGCATGGCAGCTAGATCAGGATGGGGTTTATCCTGACGCCAAGGGGAATATGGGTCTTACTGCCAAGGGGACTGTATATAGCGTCATCGACAGCAAGTTTGGCCGGTGCTTCCGTGGGGATCGCCAAGGGAAGTTGCAGGCAGTTGGATCAAACGCTCAGGCACTGGAAAGCACCTCTCGCGTCACCTATTTCGCGTGGGCGTTCTCCGAGGTGAAGCCCGCCGATGACTCCCCTGCGATTATTTCGAGGTACTCAGGTGGGCTTGGAACTGTATACCAAGGCATCCGCTGCATCTACGTGAGTGGCACATGATATGAGCCGCTACTTCCAGCTTCGCTACACGAACGATGCCAGCAACTACTCCGACTGGCGCAACCTTGAATCCGGCGATACGGGCGGGTTTGAGCATCCGTTGCATGCTCGCCGTCTTGGCATTGCGCGGCATCGTATCTGGGAAATCATGGACACCTCGGACGCAGCACAGGACGTGCTTGCGGCTTCCATCATCGTTGAATCTGAATAAGGACGTTCGGACATGGGACTTTTAGGCGGTGCGCTCGGCGGTCTTCTTGGAAATGTGGTTGGCGGCATTTTTGGCAATAGCGGTTCCCGCAAGGCGCAGGATGCTTTGGTGAAGGGGTACCAGCAGGGTGCCGACTCCATCAACGGCTTCTACAACGAAGCCAAGGGCTACATGCAGCCCTACATGAACACCGGCATCATCGCCAACAATGGCATTCAAGCCTTGCTTGGCGGCGACTACAGCGGCTTCTACAAATCGCCCGATTTCAAGGCAGCTATGCAGGCGGGCGGCGACATGCTGGACAACTCGGCGGCGTCGCGTGGTGGCCTGTTCGGCGGCGGCCACCAGAAGGAGCTGACCAACTACGGCCAGCAGCTTGCCAGTCAGTACCTCGGCAACTACCGAAACTTCCTCGGCGGCGTGTCTGGTCAGGGCCAGTCTGCCGCGACGAATCTTGGCCAGTTTGGCGCGAATGCAGGCCAGAGCCTTGCGAACCTTTACGCAAACATGGGTCAGGCTCGCGCCAATGGCTACGGTGAGCGTGCGAGCAACAACAGCAACATCCTCGGCAGCCTCATCGGCGCGTTCTTCTAAGGATTCTCAATGCCTGTTTTCAACTACGGCGCAGGGTTCCAGTCGAACCCGCTGGACGCCTACAACGAGATGGCCGGCATCCGCCAAGCCGCTGCCGACAAGCAGAAGCAATCCAAGCTGGCCGACCTACTGGCAAACGCCTACGGGGCGAAGGACGACACGCAGCGCCAGCAGTACGTGCAGGAGGCGATCCGCACCGATCCGACGCAGGCTATGACGCTGATGAAGCTGTTGCAGCCGACCGCGCAGGAGTCTTACACCCTCAGTCCAGGCTCGAAGCGATTCGGCCCGGACAACCGGGTAATTGCAGAGGTTCCATTCGCTCCGTCGTCCGCACAGATCGTGTCTGTCCCGGATGGCATGGGTGGTGCGCGGCAGATGATATTTGATCCGCGAACGCAGCAGTTCAGCCGACCGGACTATGGCGGTGAACC